ACACCCAGTCCTATAATCGGCAGTGTGGCCTTCATTGTAAGGTTCTTACCCATTGAGGCCATGCCACCGCCAACACTCGAAAGTTTGCGGCCAATCTTGCCCATTGACGTTCCAAGTCCTCTTGATGCTATTCTTGCGCGAGTCATTGCCCTTGAAACATTTCCAAGACTTCGGCGCATTGCTTTGGTGACAGCAGTAAATTTATCTTTGGCTATAAAATTATATGAAACGCTAAATGCCATTTAATTAATCCTTACTTGCTTGCTCTTTCAGCTTCCTTTGCTTCCCTATTGGAAATTTTGGCCGCTGTTTCGTTTAGATCAAATATCTCATTATATGGCATTTTTTGCAATTGTTCGTAAGTAACTGCACCCTTGGTAAATCGCATAATTGACATCTTGATTCTATCGATGTCGATATATGCCTCTTTTAATCTACTAGGGAAGAATACAAAAAATCTTTTATGTACCCACCAAGAATCTCTTTTGTATCTCTATAAGACATTTTATCAAAGATTACTTTATTCACAGGGTATTCTGAATTTATCTTGCCCTGTTTAATTATTATCTTTTCCATTGCGCTATAGCATGCACTGAGATTTGAACCACCTGCGGACATCATTAAAATGATTTCACTTGCAGCAACATCAGCATTTTCTTTTTCTTCCGCGCCTGCTCCTTCCTGTTCTGCAATTTTTAACATCGCCTTACTGAATTCTTGATCCAGTACTGTTACATGGCCTATGACGTAATTGCTTGGTGCTGGAAGATGAAAAGTTTCAGCTTTTAGCTTTTCACCTTTCGCGGCTATTTCAAGATGATCCTTAAACTCGTGTTCAAACTTTTCCATATATTCCTCCCAGGGAATTTAACATTTTAATTAACTGGCCGGATCACCTTTCCATTCAAGTGAAATAACTGTATCAGCACCAATTTCATTTTCGTAATCATTTATAATTGCGCAGCTTGTAATCGTTCTTTGCATATCTTTCGCAATGTACTCAACAACATTGTTTCCTTTATTTGACTTCCATTGCCTTGCAAGAGCAATGCCCTCAGCTGTTGGATAAATCTCAAAGCTGCACATACTTAGTTTTGCTTCAGCATTTTCGCTAAAAACTACTTCGCTGCGCCCACTGCCAACTGTTGCAGCTCTTTGATTGTATTCCCCAAATCCCTCTGTGAATTTAAAAGTATTTGGAACGTATGGAACGACTACATCATTTACGAGTAATTGCCCTGTTGAAATTGCCTCTTTGCCCATGACTTAACTCCTATTAATTAGTTGTAAATGATAATTGAATTGTACCGATAATCTCTCTAAGTTGAGTCACTATTGGAACTTTCATTATTTCTGTTACTTTCCCATTTTCAAGGTCAAGCTCCACAGTCAAATTATCTTTGTAAAATTTAAGTGCATTTTCACCAGCTTGAACCAAGACAAAATCTTGCCCAGCAAGGTCGTTATACAGTCTCGCTAAAAATCCTCTGATAGAATCTTCATTTGCCATATTTCGCCCTGAAAGAATGTCACCAGTTGTTAATCTTGATTGTGCATATCTGAGCTTTTGGTTATTGAAATAATACTCTCTTACCCCAGACATCGTATCAACATAATTTAAGAACTTGAAACTGTTATCAGGGTTTCCAATTACATCTGTTTTATAAAGAGTTACTACTTCCCCACAGATTATCCCGTTGTTTGCAAGGTTGTTACCCATTACAAAAACGCCATCATCTTTAAGCTCTGCTATTTCCTCTTGAGTAAATCCAAGCCCCGATTCAATTACTGGCAAGTTTTTAAATGGAGTATTGAAGTATGGAAGTGAACGAATAGCATCACCACCGAAATTATCTCTTCCCCCATTAACACCTGCAACAACGAAATCTGATATCGATTCGCCATCGGTTAATCTTAGCGCCCTAATTGCTGCAAACTCAGATGCAATTGCAATATCAAGTTCAAAGATTGCAGAACCTTTATAATCAGCATTATCAATTAATTTATTTCCGTGAACAGCAATCAACTTTTCATTTTCTGCTGTATAACCAGACTTTAAATTTGCGAGAGTATCAGTTGTAAATGAAAGTCCAATACCATCAAGGATTAAGTTATCAACATTAAATCTGTCATCAAGTAAATCTTTCAATGCCGTAATGCCGTAATTTGCTGGCCATACAATTGTTTGATATCTGATTTCATCAATCACATCAAATAAACCTGTAAGAGATGGATCCGTTGCACCACTATTCATTGCCACGATTGCAACTGCAACGCCTGCTGCGCTTCCAGAAACTTTCATTCCAATACTGTTACCAAATGTTCCAGCGTTTATAGCTGTAAGAGTAACAACGCCTGCAACGTTTGCTGCTGAAACTGGTGCTTTAGTATCTGCATTGATTGCCGCTGCAAGTGCATCTCCAATCACTGTTGCTGAATCACCACTTGCTACTGCTATTGAATATTTGCCATTCTTCTTAGAACCAATATCAAAGATTAAGGTTCCAACTGCTGTTGATGGCCCTGTGATTGTAAAAGTTCCAGTTGCAAAAGTTGAACCATTATCGGCAAGACAAATTGCATCCATTTTAGTTACATTGTTTATTTCTTTCGCTGCATTTAATGCCTGTGCCATCATTGAGTTTGCACCAAATAGAGAATCAACTGCATTCGCTGCAATATCTTCAATCAATGCACCTGGTGTTGCACTTCCGGCCGATGTCTTTTGTGAAATAAAGAGAATCTTTTGTGATGCATTTTGGGCCGTATTTGCTGCCCCTACAATATTAAGAGTTGTTTTTGGCAATCTTGTTTGTTGTGTCATTTCGACTTACTCCCTGTTTCTTCTTTTTTTTGTTTTTTAGGTTTTTTATTATTATCATCTTTAACTGATATAATTTCAACGCATTTATCGATCTTGGAGTCACTGATTCTGTTTCGCCAATAACGATCTTTTGCAATTCCGTATGAATCCACAGCGATAGAAACAATTTCATCTTTCTTGTGGCCCCTAATCGGCTTTAGAATCTTAAGTTTAATTTCAGACATTTGATCTCCTATTGATCTAATTTAATTTCAGTTTCCATTGTTTCTGTTCCAAAATCAACTGTCATATCCATGCAAATATCTCTAAATGGCACATCACCACCTGGAACGAATAGATCACCTTGCACAATTTCTTGAACTGTTGAGAACTGAAACCGATGAATGTAATATGCAGCGTTGTATAAAAACGGTTGGTGATTCTCTAAAGTGATTGCTGCATAACTTGATATTGTATAAGGCGTTGGAACTCTCCATGCCAATAGAGACTTAAATAAACCAATAGATTGCTCTATGGCGCTATCATAAGCCTCGCGCCCACTATATTTGTCAGATGATGGAATGAATAAATAAACGTCCATGACTGGTATCAGCTTTTGCCTGTATGCATTCCCTTTAATATTCTGAGCTGTTGCATCATTCTCAATATGCCTGGATTTTGATGCTGTCGTTGATTCAGGCATAACCATTGCCCAATATTTATCTGTTTCCTGTGGTGAATAAGCGGCAATAAGCCTCTCAATGTCAACACCACCAGTTATTCTTACTTCTGTATGAACAAAGCCACCAAATCCATCTGCTGTTAAAGTCTTGTTTGTTGTGAAGGTGAAAGTATTTGCATCAATAACAGTGACTTCTTTTACCCCTGAATAACCCTCGAATGATTCTTTTAAAAGAAATCCATCAACAGCAGCGGCGGGACTTCCAAGAATTGAGAACGTAAAAGATGTTCTATTTGGTATTAAATCAATGCTGAATTCACCATTATAGGCAGAAACAGAGGATTCAATTATATTAACAGGCGGTTGTTCACTTGCTATTTGGTAATCAAGAGTCAGTCCATGGTCGATTGATGTTGTCACTGTTGCGATGTCAACAGCTGTTAAAATGCCCGAAATGGGGACCTTTTCCTGACAGTTAACAATATTTGCACCATCACCAGTGGCAAGCCCATGGGGAGTCACTGTTGTAATTGTAACAACCCCAGCTGCAAAAGATGCGCCCTGGATCTCGGATTGGTCACTGAATTTATCAGAAAATATTGGCAATTCTTTTTGCAATTGAGCAATAACATCTCTTACATACATTATTTAAGTCTCTTTTTTATTTCTCTTCGGAATACTTTAACAGCATATCCCTTGTTCTTGTTTATATTAATCTTAAGGCCTGGCCGTAGCTTGCTACTTGAAGCGTCCTTTTCCCAGTATCGCCCATATTCAAAGCCCTTTCGAGTTGCAGCAGATGTATCATAACCAAACTTCATATCTCTTGCGCCGCTCACTTTAAAATCAAGAGATCTCCAAAGTCGCCCACTTACTGACGCTGGCGCTTCCCCTGCAACTGATGCTGTATGTCGCCTGCGCCTGTTGGATGTTCTCACTGTATATGTTCGGCCATTTCGCGGCCTTCTTAATATGTCTTTTTTTGTATCTTTTGCCAGTTTCTTTCCAAGGACAAAAAACCCTTGTCGAATACCGCGATCCATTTTCTTATCTAGATTATTAATCTGGATAATCATTCTTTTATTGAATCTGCCTTTTTTTATTTCAATCATAGTAAATTGGAATTTTTGCTGCTCTCGCCTCTCTCAGTGCATCTAAGCAATAAAAACTCATCATCCTCATCTAGGTTTTGAACATCTAAAATGCGATATTTCTTATCTTTGTACTCAACGAAATTAACAAAAGTAACATCTGCAATTATTCTCACATAAAAGTAATGCGTTGCTATCCCAATTATATTAGTTCCATCAAATATTTCAACACCCTTTTTCGTTTGGAGTGCGGCCCATGCAAGCTTTACATCAGTAAGGAGCTGAGAATAATCAACGCCCTCTGGTGGTACTATCGCCCTGGTTTGCACCTTAACTTTGTGCTTTAAATCAACAATGCAGATCTTTTTCTTGGTAATACTTATTCTCTTGCAGACTGTCATAAGCAAATTTCTCTGATTATGTAATTGCTATAAAGTAATCGGCTGGAATCAGGCAAGTTATTAAGCATGAAATCAGGAGTTGCACTACCTTTACAATCGCCTCTATTGGCATAAAGTTCTGCTAGATGATTAAGCATTGCAGCTTTTAATGGTTTTGGAATGTTCTCATTATCGATACCATAACCAGCATTGAAGCGTATTCTCACGGCTTGAAACCTATCTGATAATGTAGGGCAATCAAAACTGCTCTCAAAGATAAGGCTTGCAAACATTGATGAAAAGCTAGTGTAGTAATTAGATGAGGCTACAGTTATTTCGGCATTACTCACATCTAAATATTTAACATCTTCCATTTTAATTAGTGGGGCGCGTCTTAGCAGGAATATCGCTGCCCATGAATTGGCATAAAGGCGATATGTTTTTTGTGTAAAAGTTCTCTTGGTGAAATCCTCACCAAAGGTTTCAACGGCCTTAACTAACATTGCTAAATAAGGATCTGATTCAATAGTAGTAAAATCTGTTTTTAAATGGTCATTTACCTCAGTAACAGTTAAGGCAAATTCTTCATTATCTGTCACTAATTGGTATTGATTCACTTAAGATCCTATTTAGCTGATTTATCTTCAAGTTTAGCTTTACTAGATTTCTTGGTAACTTTCTTGCTTGTTTTTTTTGCTGGTTCTTTTTTAGGTTCTACTTTTACAGCTGGTTTTTCACCAACTGATTCAGCAGCGCCATCTTTAATCATCTTATCAGCAAGAGTTTCATCAACTGAATACTCATTGCCTGGGTTAAAGGATTTTAAAGTTCTTACATCTGTATAAATCTTATATCTATTTAAGCATTTAATTTTCTTCATAACAATAATCCCAGTTAAATTTTAAAAAACATTGCCGCTGGTTTTAATCAACGGCAATGCCCACATTTTCCACAATATTAATTGCTTATTTTAGCAACTTCCGCTTTTCCGTGATAAATCGCTGCAACAACAGCACCAGAGGTTGTTCCGGCACTCACGATGCTCAATCTAACATATCTCTCAGGTTGATTTACGATTCCAAGGCTAGAAACACCAGAGGCACTTAGGGCCGCATCCGCTTCTTGTCCAGAATCAACATCACCATTAAGATTTTCATCTGCAATTGCAGTTACACCAGAACCAAAAGCTGAATCAGCTGATTGTTCAAGAAGCATTGTATAACTCCCATCTGTAATTTCTGCAATTAATGAAATCATTAATCCACTGTCATAACCTGCTGAATCAATGATTGGTCCAACAGTAGTAGTATCCGAAGCGATTGCTTGCGGCGCAAGTCCTACTAAAGGCTTTAATTGATTTCTAATATCTCTTACTGCACTCATAATTCCTCCAAAAAACCTGCTCAACTTTTAATTAAGCAGGTCGATTTTAATATTAAACTTCTTCTTTAAGAATCTTAATAGCTTCATAGTTAGTAACAGCACCACCAACACGCTTAGTTGAGTAAAATTCAACATAAGGCTTGGAGCTATACGGGTCACGTAAAACTGTGATTCCCATTCTATCTACAATTGTATAACCTTTCCTGAAATCACCATAAGCTATTGACTGTGCACCTGTTACACCAGATCCAGGCATATCAGAACCAAAATGAACAGGCTGTCCAAGTAGTATGAAATTACCAGCACCATTCTTAAGTAATTGAGGGTCAAATAAATATTCACCAGAACCAGCTTTAAGCGTAAGGATTTTACTGAAAAAAGTTTGTCTCTTCATTAAGAAATTAGCATTTTTCTGATACCCTTCAATTAAAGCGCCTTGAAGACTAAGGAGATTATCAGCACTAATAACACCATTAACACCAGTATCAACTCTTTCAAGAGCATTTCTCTGGTAAGAACCTGGGGTTGACCATTCAGCGTAATCTAAAAACCCTTTGGCTTTCAATTGACCATCACCAAGAACAAAAGCAGTATTCTCTTTTCTTGCGAATTTACTGCTAATTTTACCGGCCAACCAAGAACCAACATCAAAGCCTGCATCATCTAGCATTTTCTGAGTTGCTTTCGGCTTCGCGTAAAGCTCATGAGCATGTATTTTAAGTAGTCCAATTTTCGGAGTACCAGTGCCAGGTCTTGATGCTGTTTCACTTGCCCATTCTGCGTCAGGTTCATCATCATCAATAACAAGCTCAACGCTTTCATTTGAAGTGCTCATGACATTACAAAGCTCTCTCATTGGAGAAGTTTCAAAGTCTCTTCCAACAGTTGCGCTTAATCTTTCTGGCATAACAAAATACCCACCATCTGGGTTGCTTTGAACCTGTAGGTTTTTAACAAGTGATTTAACATCTGTATCACTTAGGCCAGTTTTCTCACCAGCTAGATAATGTTCCATCATTTTGGCTTCGGCATCTGCATTCATAGCAGAACCTTTTCTTAAATATTTAGAAAGTCCAGTATCGTACTCTTTAAAATCTGCATCTTTTTGCCCACCACCAAGAGAAACAACTTTCTCCAAGTTCTCAATTCTTGCTTTTTGCTCATCGTGTGACTTTTGCCCAGCTTGAATCTTTTCAATTTCTTCACTAAGAACTACTGCTTTTTCAGTAAGAGTTTTAATCTCACTTCCAACTAGTCCATCATGTTTCTTTTCAAGGTTCGTGTTCTTGTCCTGAATTGTTTTCATACAACCGGAAAGCTCAGTTAACTTGTCTAAAACTTCTTTCATTTTCTACCTCAGTTTAAGTTTTTAATAACTTCATCAATTTTTTGGTTAATAATAATTTGATCTACTGCGCTTGATACGTCATTACGAGCATCGTTATTTTCTTTTTCTTTGTCATCCTT